CCCACGCGCTGGAACTCTTAGGAGAGTCAGATTGGAGCATCACGCGCTATTTTAGTGGCGGAGGTTCCTCTAACTACATTGTCCGGTATGAAGACCTGAAGATCGTTAAACATCCGAAGGTCGACATCTCGCTGGTTCAATTTCCAAAGGCTTTATCACCTTTTGCCGATGTCCTAGGCTTAATCGCCATGGATTCTGATCTCAATTTCCAATACTTACCAGCTGGTAGGATTGTTACTAGGAGAGAAGGTGAACCACACGTGATGAATAGTCCACATCCTGAGCTTCATGATCGTATGGTCGATTTGCCGGATGGCACAACAGCACCATACCGCACCACTATTGGGTACGATCACATGCATACCATCGCAGGTGATTGTGGTTCTCCCTTCATGGCTGTAGATCCAACCCGAGCCCGCAAGGTCTTTGGTTTCCACATGATGGGGAATTCCACAGGGTCTGGAACTGCTGTTGTAGTAACGCAAGAAGTTCTTGCCGATCTTGAACACACTTCCTCCTTCGAACCAGAGGTGGTCATCACTGATCAACGCTTTCAAATGGAAGTCGATCCTCATCCTTACATCGAAGAGCCTCTGGCCAAGATTCCTACACCCTTTGAACCTACGCAGACCAAACACCGCCGCTCCGCGATCCATTCCATGGTTTCACCGCCAATTACACGTCCTTCTATACTTCGTTGTACGGGAGACTTGGATCCAATGGAAAGAGGAGTGCGGGGATTTCAGAAACATCGCCCGATCATCAAAGAACGCTTCCAAACTGAAGCAATGGCTGTTTTAACTCGCTATTGCGCTGGGAAACCCCTAATTGCACGAACCCTCACTCTTGAGGAAGCAATTTCTGGGAAAGACATTCCCGGCCTAGAGCCAGTGGACAGATCGACTTCAGCGGGCCTACCATTGTGTATGACCCCGGGAGCTGCTGGAAAGAAACTTTGGATCTCGGAGGACTACGCGCCCTCCACCGACCTGGTCAAAATGGTAAATGATCTTGAACAACAGTTCAGGTCTGGAGAGATCAGTGATGTGCCTATTTTTAAGGACTCACTCAAGGATGAACGAGTTGCAGTTGGCAAGGCCGACATCAACCATCCGGACAAAGTGAAGACCCGTATGTTCTCTGCCTCCCCTCTCGTGTTTATGCTCTTGCTACGGAAGTATTATGGAGCATTCTTCGGCCATCTCATTGTGAACCAAGTGAAAAACACCTGTACATCTGGTGTTAATCCAATGAGTGGAGATTGGCAGAGGATGGCTGATTGGCTACATGAAGTTTCTACTAAAGTGGATGACGGGGATTATTCCTCCTTCGATTCCACTCAGCCGTCTGGCTTTCTGCTACCTGTCTATAGGTCTATCCGAAATTGGTACCTCCTTAATGGAGGGTCCGGTGAGGACGACTTAATCAGGGAACGCTTAGCTGAATTTTGCGTGCACGCTTTCCATAGTGCACGAGGCGTCGTCTATCGCTCTGAAGGAAGTCTTCCTTCGGGAATGATTGGGACGACTGCCATTAATAGTGGCGTTAACTTGGTCGCATTTTACTATGCGTGGACCAGAATTTATCCCCTCACGACCGCAGGAGAGTTCCTCTCCAATGTCAGGACATTGACACACGGTGACGATGTGATCTTTTCAGTTAGCGAAGCTTACCCCGAGTTCACTTCCAAGAACATAGGGTTAGCTCTAGCAGAAGTTGGAATGGTATTCACTCCAGCTGCCAAAGATGGTATTGAAACACATGCCAGACCAATCGAAGAGGTTAATTTCCTAAAGAGAGGCTTTAAAAAGATGCACGGCATCTATAGAGCCCCCCTAGCAACCTCTTCAAGTTTGGAGATGTGCAATTGGGTTACCAAATCACCAGACTCGATCTCGGCCACAGTAGATAATGTAATTACTGCAATGAGAGAACTGGCGATTTCCGAACCCGACACATCCCTACAACAACAACTACAGGCAGCAGTTTTAACTGAAACGGGGCGTCTAGTACCCATCATCTCTGCCGATGAAATGTGTAGATCCTTCTACCCCTCCTTCTAGACAACACTTTCTCTTCGTGATCTTCCTTCTTCTAGTTTCTTCACCTTTCTAGCATTGGACTGCTGTAGAGAATTATAAATTTTAAAAACAATAGTGACTGGCACTCTTCATGGTTGTATAGTGTCGGATCAGACAACTGCTTATCAACAATTATTATCTCAACTCAAAATGAACTATTTAGACCTCCAGTCTGTTTCAGCAGGAGGATCTTCTTCTCTTCCCACCGCTGGCGAAGTCAACTCTGCAGTTGAAGAACCAGTCGGGCTCACTTCTTTCATTGATGCCGAGGACGTCCGCGGTGATATATCAGTAGTGTCAACAACAACCGATAATTCTTTATTACTCGGTGATGATCAATCAGCAATCAAGATTGATGAGGTCTTATGTAGACCGGCATTTATGAACAATATCACCTGGGACTCAACCTCAGCACAAAACGCTGTGTTAGCTTCCTACTCTCTTCCCTCTGATTTACCTGCTTATTCGGCAATTAAGAAATGTAAAATGCAATACAATACCTTTATGCAGTGTGATGTAGTCTTTAGAATAGAAGCAGCGCCAATCCAATTCCAATCAGGACGTTTATACGTCTGTTTCGATCCTTATAGGAACGAAAGAGGAGCGCGCTCTACTATCCTTCAACCACAGTCCTACACTGCTTTGCACGGCATTACTTATGATCCGGCTAAGCCTAGCCCAGTAGAATTTCGTGTACCTTTTGCATCTATTCTTTCAGGCTACGATTTACCCCTAGGACAATATGGCTGTGGCTCTTTACTAGTTATAGTCCTTTCACCTTTGAACTCTGCTGCTTCCACCTCTTCTGTTACTCTTTCAGTCCAGGCTTGGTTTGAGAATGTTAAATTAACAGTACCAACCCAGGCCCAATCGCTTAACACTCCTGTCACGACCCGTAGTGTGCGCTCACTAGAGTACACCCATGGTGAACCTCAACTTTTTCAGTCTAATGAAGAAGCTCTGGCCCAGAGACATCGCTTTTCGCGAGCAGCGGATCGAGTTTCCTCGATAGCTTCTTTCTTAGGATCCTTTCCTCTACTTTCTGCAGTAGCCTCTCCAGTAGCTTCTTTTGCTAAGGGAGTCTCCAAGGTTGCTGCTGCTTTCGGTTTTGCTAAGCCTCCTGACACTTCTTGTCCAACTAAGATTGTATCACACAATCGTGCTGCTTGGGCAAATGGTGACGGGCCTCTTCCGGTTGTTTCACTTACACATGCTTCAGACTATGCTTTGGATCATACAGGTAGGTACTTCCCTAACCCAGTCGACGAGATGGACATCAATTACATATGTTCTAATCCAGCCATGCTTAATGCGTGGTCTTGGTCCACCTCCGACGCTGTGGGAAAGATTGTAACTGTCATTCCGATACATCCCGGTCTCTGCAATAGAATCTCTGGCCCCGAAACTCAAACTTTCGGTGTTTATGCTCCTACTCCTATGGCTTATGTCGCTTCTATGTTTAAATACTGGGGGGGCTCTCTTAAGTACAAGTTAGATGCTGTTTCAACTCCGTTTCATGCAGGTCGCTTACTAGTGGCCTACATTCCTGATTATGATCCTTCTGTAACTTTAACCATTAATGAAATAGGTAACAATTATTCTGTTCTTTGGGACATCACTGACTCATCTACTCTTGAGTTTGAAGTTCCCTACCTTGGTAACACACCTTATCTTAATGTTTTTCTTGATGACCAGGCTTACTCTGGAATCATCGATTCTACTGCTACAGCTGCAACTAATGCTATCCGAATCCGTTCTATTCAGAACGGAGCAATCATTGTCTTCGTTCTTAATCAACTCGTTTCTCCTTCCACAGCAGCCGCTACTATTCCAATTCAAAATTGGATAGCTGGTGGTCAAGATCTGTCCTTCGCCGAACCCGTCTTTGGTATTTATACCCCTTCTGCAAACTACACAGTTAGGACCGACAATACTGCGAAACTCTATGATGGTACTGCCTTATCAGCACCTGCTACAGGGGTCACACCCGCAAGACTAGCAGACTTACAAGAAAACGAAGAAGAAGAAGACTTTCAAGTCTTTCAATCTGATTCGGCAGCCACCAAAACAGACGCTCCAGCTGGTCGATCTCTATCTGCCACTTCAACTTCTAAAACTGCCCCCACTGGTATCACACCTTTTTTAGATGCTGGCGGGGATTCTTTTTC